AGCCTGGCGAACGGCCCTCGAGATCTTGCAGTGTCTCGCGTTCGCGCTGCGCCACCTCCATCCCGCGGCGCAGCACCTCTTCATGCGTCACCCATTGCAGATCGGGAAAGAGATCTTTGTTCTCCTGGAGATAATCCACAATGCCCTGGGCCGCGCGCATGTATTGGTTTTCCGCGTTGCCTGGGGTTGCTGGTGCATTGAGGATACTCGAGCTGATATTGTTGGCCGGGTTGGTAAAGCCATCGTGCATGAACGTGCGGATCTTCACGCCCAGAAACTCGCTGTATGCGTCCATCCCTGCGCGCTCGTTGATGGTGTCCACAATCGGGCCCCATTGATCGCGCAGAACTGTGGCTTCGCTGTATGCCTGGTCATTTGCCCGAGCACTTTCAAACGCAGCCGACAGGTTTTCAGAGAACGTGCCGAGCGGTTTGCTCAGTCCATTCTCAGGCAGCAGATTGAGCGGATCTTGTTTCTGGAAAAGAAAGCTCATTCACCCATCCCCGACCGCAAGAAATCATCATAGCTCAGAGACGCGCCAGGCGTCGTGATATACTCGAGATAGGCATCGACCATCGCCTGGTCTGCATCCGCAAACGGGATTGTCTCGATCAGGCGCTCGAGCTGCGCAGCCAATTCACGCTGCTGCCGAGCTGGGATCCCCGAAGCCTCGAAGCGATCGCGCGCAGTTTCGGTCGCAACACGCTTGACCGCGCCGAGCCCATCATTACGGAACAGATCCATGTAAGAGCTGCCCGGAGGCGACATGATGTGTGTGTTGGCCCGGCCCGTTGCCGGATCGTCGAACGGCGTGATCTGCTCCATGCCTGTTTCGCCAATCTCCACATTCACAGCTGGCGTTGTCATTACCTCTGGCGCAGCCTGGATCTGCGGCTGCGGCATATCCTCGATCCCGCGCATCCCATAGAAGCGCATGGCGTCCACAATCAGCGGATTGCCATCTGTGTCAGTGAAATGCCGCGGGATGCCATTGACCTCAGTCATTAGGTAATAGCGCCCTTCATCCACCAGGACAGGGAAGATGCGATCGTTTTCGTTGATCTGCGCCACGACCTCGGGATCGATTGTGTCCAGGCCTGTATTGCGTTGCAGCCCCTCGAGCGTAATGGTCTCGAGCATGGTTTCAATCTGGTCAGCGTTCAAGCGCGGCGGCAGTAGAACCTGGCGATCGCGGATCTCGTCAAAACCGCCAGTGCCCGTGCGCTGGTCATAACCAAACGCAACATTAACCGCCTCTGTCCACATGCCTTCATCGAACTCTGCCAGGCCAGCATCGAACGCCATCTTGGTGTAAATCGCCTCGGCCACCTTAAAGCCAGTGCCTCGAGCCTGGCCCTGGAACTGAAGCCCCTGGCCGACGACATTGATATAAGCCCCGCGCGCCACTGCTGTGGTAGTGCCCGGCGCTTTGTTCCCGTCACGGATTAGATCGAAGCCAGCCAGCGCTGTGTTTGCTGTCTGCATCGCGCCCATGTTTACCAGGCCACCAACATGCGCCAGCTCCGGGTTTACGTTGGAAAGCTCGGCCAGGACGTCAGTCGAGTGTGTGCCAAAATGCCGTGTAATACCGCCCAAGATCTGCATCCGCGAGATGCGATCGCCTTGCTGCATCTGCGACGTTAGGGCCAGGGCCTCCTCATTCGTCAGGAACCGCAGAGGGCTGCCAAGGATTGCCTGGGCCGTGCGCGCGCTATCAATGCGCTGGGCGATGGTTGCCGAGGCAGTCTCGTCGTTGGTCAGATCGATCGCATTGAATTGGATATGGCCCACACGGGATGCCCAGCTGATCGGATCGCGCTCGATCTCGGTGTTCATCGTGGTCAGCAGCCCCTCGGCAGACTGCATAACCCGCGTCTCTGTAATCGTATCGACGCCCTCACCGCCAATACCATCGACGCCACTGCGCAGATCGTTGATCGATGCCTGGAGCATCGCAGGCGACATCTTGCGGAACGCCTCAGTGTAGCTTTGAACTGTCTGAAACTGTGCCAGCTCCATACGCGCCTGGCCCTGCATGGCAGGCGGCAGCTCGGCAATGCGCCCCTCGATCGCCAGGACTGTCTCTGGGTTGGGATCGCCGCCCTCTGTCAGGATTGTCGTCAGATCCTTAATGTCCGAGCTGATATCCCGAACAGCGCCGTTATAAACCGAGATCCGGTTGTTTACTTCAGCATTGAGAGAACGCACCAGCGTGCGGGTTTTCTCCATGCCAAGCTCGAGCGGCGGTTCCTCCATCAGGTTTGTCAGGAAGGCCTGCTGCTCCTCGAGGCTGCCCAGGCGTTGGAACGCTGCGATCGTGCCATCGGTCGCGGCTTGCTCCCGCGTTGTCAGGATCATCCGCGAGATCTGCGCTTCGCCAAACTGGAGGCCACGCATATAGCCCGCGATATCCGCAATGCCTTGATCGATCGCAGCGGCGCGCTCTGCCGGATCCTGCGTCGATGCCGCCCGGCGGAATACTTCAGCCTGGCGCTCGGAAATCCCGACCAGGGCCCGGCCCTGCATCTCACGGTTGGCGCGCGACGATGCCCAGCTGCTGTATCGGATCTGCGCCTGGTTGGCGACGTTGGTCAGCTGATTGCGCAGAAGGCCCGCGGTTTCTGGATCCAGGTTTGCCAGGGACGCAGGGAAGCCATCCGTTACATCGGCAAGCTGCGCCTGGATCTGGGACAATGAACGGCCAGCGGACTGGCCCTCAGTCACAATGCGGTTAATCTCCTGGCGCGCGTCGGTCTCGATCTCGGCAGCTGCGACACGGTTTGCCACGCTGTAGGCTTCGCGCTCGCCAATCGTTGTTGGCCCACCAGCCTGTGACAGGCGCTCGAGGACAGGCTGCGCGCCCATCTCGCCCACAATCTCACGGCCACGCTGCTGGGCCTGGAGCTGCTGTTCCTTGAAAACAAAGTCCGACATGCGATCGACCTGCTGGCTGATCGTCTGACCGAGGCGGGCACCCTCTCTGAAATTTGCAAAGTCAACCTGCTGGGGCTGTGCCGATCGCGCCCCGACTCGCTGATATCGTGGTAGGATCGCCATTTAGTCTGCCCCCGCTGAAATATTCAAGGCAGGGAAGCCTAGCTGGCTCTGCCGATAATAACCCTGGCCCATCGTTCCGACCGCCTGGACCATCGAGGACAGCATCGCTGTCTTGCCAGCCTGGCGATAGATATCAGCTTGGTAAGAGGCCATGCCCTGGGCCAGCACCGCGTTATCCTTCGCAATGTTGTATTCCCGGATGCCTTCTTTCATCGTGTAGTTTTGCAGAGACTGCGCCGAACCCGATAGCGGATCGACCCCACCAGCCGCGGCGCGGGCAACAATCGTGCCCATCGTTTCATTCATGTTCTTGAGGATATCCGCGCCTTGCTGCTTATAGGCGATGGCCTGGCTGCGCCCCTGGATCTGCGCCTGGGCGGCCTGGGCATTGTATGCCTTGCGCTGCTGCGCCCCTGCGTAGAGCTGCCCCGCTGCTGATACCGCGGCAAATGCTAACTGTGCCATCTTAGTCCCCTATACTTACGCGATATTCAATGCCGAGAAGATTAAGGCTCAACGGAGCTGTCTGCGTGATTGTGATCTGTCCCGTCTTGTTAAAGCCCAACAAGCCGTGAAGCGTTTTAAGACCTGTGTATTTGGCGATTCTATTTCTCGCCGCTCCTGGAATAGGCTCGAGATTAGGAAACGAAACCGCCTTCCCATTAACGCTCATGTTCTGGCTTTCGTAAACCAGGGCGTCGGTCTGCAATACGCGCTTGTTCACGCCAATAACAGAACCTTGGGCCATCCTTGGCTCAACGGGCATGGTCTTAATCTCAACGTCATAGCCAAGCCCGATCACAAAGGACTCGAGAGCGGGATAAGAGAACGTCACTGTGTAAGGCGACGAAACCAAAACTGAACGTGTGTTGTAATAGGCGCCATCCAAGATCTCCTCGACAGTCAACCCGGCAAGGTGGCTGGCTGTTGTGCTCGATGCGTAACTCCCAGTGATCGCGCTATCAACGGTCAGAGTGTCGTCAAAACGCTCGAGCAAATAAGACCGCTCATAATCAGTCACCACCTCATCAGTAACAACGAATGATGCCGACCCCGATTGGCCCGTTCCAAGTGGATTTAGATCCGAGATCTTGATCGTGATCGTTGTAGAAGTGGTAGAGTAAACGGCAAGCTCGACGCCGTTATACAAGGTCGCGTTGAAATCACCCAAAAGCAACGCAATCACCGGATCATCCTCTCGATAGTCACGCATCCCCTCGATAACAACTTCATCGTTCACAGCGATCGAATGAGGCGACGGGTAAGTGATCTCCAAAAACACCCCAGCATCACTGATATTGAAATCAAACCCTGTCGGAGTAATGACAGCAGCCGTTTCTTTAAGGCGACTAACGACAGCATAAGCCACGTTATTTTCGACCGCGCAGGCAAGGAATGTCCCGGTCGTGACAAACTCGCTGGCGGCAATCACATTCTGCTCTGCCAGGATCGAATAGACGGTCATGGTGCCGTCAGAATTTACCAGGAAAATCCGGTCTGACTCATCGGACGAGGACGACCTGCTAATGGTAAGGTCGATGGGATCCTTGATAAGGTGCGAGCTAAGAACAGACAAAACCCTGGTGCCATACGAGGCAACCGTATCAGAGAACTGGAAGCCGACGAGGGACTTGCCCTGGCGCTGCACAAAAACCGTTGCGCCATTAAGATCCTCGATCGGCACGCCAGCCTTTGCCCCAAGAGACGTTTGCGCACGCACCAGGAAATTGCTGGGAGTGATCGGGTTTGCTGTAGTCTGAATGACTACGAACTCGCCGCCCGTGGTAAAGATGCGCAAGTCAGAACTCGCAGCCATATTCACGATCGCATTGAGCTGTTTGGTGTTAAGAGTGGCCTCGACGCCATCATCATCAAGCGCAGTGCCAGGGTTGAAGTTAAAGTAATCTATAACCCGAGACCCCCATATAGTGTTGGGCCTGGACGTAGACCCCCCAAAATATAGTCGCCCCTCATGGAACGCAACGCTGCGCGGCCATCCTCGAGTGTCAGACCAGGTGTCCTCCCAGCCGTGCTCGCTTTCCCAGTCGCCGGAAGCTATCGCGCTCGTATCGAAAAACGGGATCTCGACGTAGGCCTTCATCACGGTGTCGCTGACATACTCAGTGTAGCGAGCGCGGCCAAAACCATTGAGCACATTCAGGTATTCACCTACCGCGGCGGGCTTGAACGCTTTAATCTCGTATTGGCTTGTTGCGTCAGGCGCCGTGTCCCAGGCAGGGTAAACCTGCGCAATCTTTAGGATCGCACTGTAAGCCTCGATATGGCGCGTCTGCCCCACCCCCGTGCCAGCTGTGATCTCGATAAACATGCCGTTAGCCTGGTTTACCGTTGTGAACGATGTGGCAGCTTTCAGCGTGATAGTATCGGCGCTGCCGCCTTGGGCTGTCCCGTTGTCAGTCGTTACGCTCGAGGCTGTGATCGTAATGTTACCAGATATGGCGCTAGGCGTTACTGTGAATGTTGGGTTGTGAGTATCGACCTCAAACGCATATTGCGGGACAAAGCTCAAAGGAATGTTGCCGATCGTCCAGGATGTGTCACTGTTCCGAACAAGGCGCTGCGGCGCAATAGTCTCATGGACCAAAATCAGAGTATCAACAGCCTGGGTGTAATTGAGCTCATCGAGCATCGCAGCCGTGATCGACGTGGCCAAGTAATCATTGCCGCTGCCGTTTATGTTTGTTTGCAGCACGCCATCCTTGAAAACATAGATGCGCTGATCCACCAGAACCAAGGTGTAGCTATCTGTCACGCTGTATTCGAACGCAATGATCTTAAACTTGGAAAAGCTGTTTCCAAAGTCGTGCAGGAATCTCAAGCCTGGGCGGCGCCGAACACCGCCCTGCGGCTGAACGATCACGTTTTTCGCACGCTCCAAGGCGTTGCTATACTGGGAAAGATCCACGCGAGAGCGCAGAAGGGGATCCAGCTCGCCAACCGTGAAGTTGCTCTGAAGCTGCAAGACCCTTGTCATATCAACCTCTCACGTCAATCAGCGAGTAATCCTCGATAACAGGCGGGAGCTGCCCGCGGCTGTCCACATTCATAGCTTCGCGCAACAGACCGCCACGGCCGTTCTCTGCCGGAGATCCATACGCCAGCCCGCGGAAGTAGTCCGCTTTTGTCACCTGGTCTGTAATTACCATGGCAAGCTCTGCGGCCATCGCTGCTCGTAGAACGCGGATGAAATATGCGGGCATGTTTTCTTCGGTTACAGTCGCCTGGTAGTCGATGTAAACCGTTTCCATGTTGGTGAATAACTGCGTCCCGTAGATCTCCCAGCCATAGCTCAAAGGCCTAATGCCAGCTGCGCTGCTTGCGAAAACAGCCTGGGGGTTTGAAAGACGATCCGCAGGAAGGTCAAACGAATTTTTCCATTCGTTCACCGGATCCGTGACGTTTTGAGAGAGCTGAACCTTTTTGAGGCTCCAGCTCCAGGGATAAACTGTGAGAAGGTGAGTCTTGAGATCCGGGTAGAGCGCGCTGCAAGCGGCCGCAGCATCAGATCCGTCTGACAAAGAAGAGATCGAAGAGGCGCCGAGATATATCAGAGCCTCAGAGCAAACGGTAACGTCAGTGTCTCCTGTGGCCATCACGCGTCTCCATCGTGGCGAAGGAGGGGCCGAGTTTCCCCGGCCCCCGTTTCGTTAGTCGCTGTCGGTGTTCGCCAGCGTGGTGCCATCGTTGACGTCCACAACGCCGCCGCTGTTCGACAACACATAAACCAGTGTTGCGACAGCCGTGCTGCCAGTCGAAGTCAAGCAATAGATCAGATCGCCAACAGCCAACGTGTCGGAAAGGTCATTGAAATAACCTGCCGTGTTCACGGTAGCGATCGTGTCTGTCGTGGAATAGGAGTAAACCGAAGGGGCGTTACCCTTCTTGGAAGCTCCAATGGTTGCAAAACCAGTTGTCGAGAAAGCCATCAGTCAGTCCTCCTTATTCGGTGCAGCTGATCTTGACGATACCTTCATCGTCGATCGCCACGGCGCCAGCAGAGAACATGGAGCTGACCAGGTAGCTGGTCTTTTCGGGGACATAATTGATCTCCGATTTTTGCGCCATCGACTCGGCATAGCCCACAGCATCACGATGCCAGGCAAAGCAAGTGCGGGTGGAAGGCTTCGGCAGGCCACCCTCGTCACGGTCGCCCATGGTAAGGATGTTGAAGCCCATGAAGGTGTTGACCTCGCCACGGACGAGAGCTTTCACCGCTGCGAAATCCGAGCTTGTGATCTCGGTTTCGCCCAGCATGGCATCCAGCTGCGATGCGTGCATGAGCAGATAGCGGCCCTCAGAAGGCACGTTCTTCTCATTCATCGCCTTCGCGGTTGCGCGAAGTTTCTCGATGTTCATGTTGGTGCCAGCGCCGCCAACAGTGGTTGCAACGGTCGAGGGCGACGACGCGGCGTTCAGAGCATCGATAATGATCTGGTCCATGCGACGTGCGATCGACTTGGAAACAACCTCGACCAGCTCACGGCGCTCGTCGAAATTGATGTGCGACTGGTGGAAGATATCGCTGTATTCAGCAGCGATGTAGTCGCTCATAGTCGCGGTGACTTGGCTATAGGTTACGTTCAAAGGAGTGACGTCTGTCTGCGGAACGCGGACAGTTGCAACGCCCTTACCGATTTTCGGGAACTTTACTGTGTTCCCCTGAACGCCAGTGCGCGTGCGGCAAGTGCCACGCAACAGGGCTTCAGCTTGATATGCCTGCTTTACCTCTGACTCAAACAGGGTAACGAAGGCCGTAGTGACATTCTGCGCCATAGCAGAACCCTCCATAAAGAGTTTTGACCAAGCGCGATCCGTTATCCTGTGAGGGCGGTCGCTTGCGCGGTGATGGCCGCGCCACCAGTGGTATCAACCACAAGAGACGGGCCGCGCAAGCGGTTATCCGACAGGGGCAATCATAAACCCAAACGATAGCTTTAGCAAGAAATTATCCTTGCGAGGCCATCCATTGCTTTTCAATGCGCGATCGGAACGCAGTGTCTGTCCGCCATCGAGGATCAGCGATAGCGGCTTCCAGATCCTCGCGCGTCATATCTGGCGATTGTGCCGAGACTTGCGTCGGAATCCCCTCGTTCGTCAAAGCCTGGTGATACTTGAGAAATGCGTTGATTGCATCTGCGCTATCCAGGCTATTGGCGATCGCCTCGCGCTCGTTGTTGTTGAGCGGCGCCTTCATCAGCAGGCGCTCGGCCATCTGGATCTTTTCAGCAGCGCGCTCGCCCAGCTTTTGCATTTCCTGATTGCGATCATACTCGAGCTGCTGCGCCTGATCGCTGCTCAGTTGGAGAACACGCGAAGCAAGATCCTCGAAAGCAGCCTGGCTAATCCCGTTTTCTTTGGCCCATTCTTGATACGCCGACAGTAGGATCATCGACGTTGAGGCCCTGATCCACCAGACCGTCAAGCTCATATTTTTCAGGAGCCTTGTGCTTGCCTTGGCTGAATTTCTTTTGCAATTCGTTATAGCTCTTCGCCAGCTTTTCCACATCGGGCCCGTCCTCGTCCCAAAATTTTTCGGGGTAATAATCTGGGCGAACCAGCGGCTCTTGATCGCTATCGGTCGTCGGGGCTGGCGCTGTATTACTTGGCTCGGGATCATGTAACGCGATCGGAGCCTCTTGTGGCTCTGCTGAAACATTGTCTTGGGCCTGGGGATTGATAAGCGGGGCGTCGGCTGCGACGTTATCCTGCCCTACAGTTTCCTGGTTATCCATTATTCGGTTCTCTCTATCCGTTTCTCGATCATGCGAACGATCTCGGCCATCCCGGTTCTGACGTAGCCATAGCTATGGTCCTCGCCAGGGTTCCAAGTCGGCCTCTCTATTGTAATCGACCGCAGATGCGACAGCACCTTCTGGCCCTCTTCAGACTTGAATACGCGCCCATACAGGATATCGAGATCGTCCGCTTGTCTTGTCTCTATCCTGGGCGACTCGATCAAGCCATCCCATCCCTCATCCATCATACCATTGCTCCTGCCATCGCACCGCCATCACCAACAGGGCCAGGCTGCGCTGGCTGTTGGGCCTCCATCATGGCCTGCTGCATCTGCATCATAATTTCTTGCTGTTCAGCTTCGCTGTTCAGAATGTTCTGATCGATCCCCAGCCGCTCCGCGATAAACGCAAGAACACGCGGCACTGAGATTGACGCTTGGCCTTGTGGGCCCATAGCATTTGCGATCTGCATATACTGAACGACATCATTGATCTCCTGGAGCTTCTGCGCCTGGGCGAGAGGCGAGACAGGCGTCACCTTCACTTCGGCGCCGTTCACTTTCAACGGTAGATCAATCAAGCCTTGTTGGTCCATCACAAAGAGCGTGCGTGCAATGATCGGCACCATCGTCTCGGTAATCAGACGACCGAACGCGCTGCCCAGGTTGGTGGCCAGCTCGCGCGTGCGCTCCGCGATCTCTGTGGCCGAGCGTGCCGACATATTGTCAGGCGGCAGCGTGTCGTCCATCAGGATCTTTTTGATGTTCATGCGCAGATCATTGATAACAATCTGGCTGGTGTTAAAGTCCCCCGCCCGTGGCAGCGGTGCGAGGGAGGCGCCGTTGGGGCCGCCGTTCCTGGCTACCGCGACAACCGCGCCTGGCTGGATCTTGATGTTTTGAGGGTTTAGAACGCCATCATCCGCAGCCGTATAAACACCCGCGATCGAGAGCGATGCGTTCTTCAGCACCAGCTCGAGCGTTTTGTTTAACGTCTTAATGTCCGCAATGGCCGTGACCAGCGGCCCCCGCCCATACACCTCACCAGCGACCTTCATGTAACGCGACACGATAAACGGGCTCGATCGCATCTCACGATAAAACAGCTCTTGTTTCTTGGATGGCCAGAAAACGTGATAGTGATAGCGCCCAGTTTCCTGGTCAAAGATCACTGCATCGCGCAGATCTAGCTCTTGATCTGGGCGGCGCTCGATCGCCTCTGCCAGCTCGGCTGTCATTTGCGCCCCAGGGAACTCACGCATCACGGCCTCGGCCTTTACGCGCAGCTGGCGATAGACGTTATCGACACTGCCATTTGCGCCTTCCTCGATCGCCACGAGATATTGCGGGATCGGAACAAAGCGCACGGGCGTGGCCTCATCGCCAGGCGTAATCATCATCACACCAGTGCCAACAGCGAGATCGAGCAGGAACTCGCCCATTGCCAGGTCGAAATTGGTCTGGCGCAGCGTCTCAAAGAGGCGCGTAGTGTAGGTATCCATGATTTCCTGGGCGCGCTCGCTGTCCTGTTCCGGGATCTGCGAGCCTACCTCGAGGCGGCACCAGGTTTTATACGGCGGGAACAGACCAGCCTGGAGGCGATTGGCGAAACGCTGCGTGGCGTGGATCGCTGTTGAGTCAAACACGCGCGCCATCTTTGCTTTACCTGCTACGCGGCCCTCGTAATACCCCGAATATAGGTTGCGCTGGGGTAGAGCGAACTCATAGCAATCCTCGTAGATAGAGCGCCATTCATCTTTGCGGGCCTGGGCCTTGGCCTCGCGCTCCATCAGCTCTTTCACATTCAGTCTAGGCATCTCTGCTCTCATTTCTTTTGCTTATGGCGGCCGCCTTCTTCCTCGCATCGGCTTTTGAGGATGCGCCCCAGGCGCGCAGAGACAGCAGCAGCCGTGTTGGTCGGCCCTTTTCGTCGCGCTCGGGCCCGTCATTGCCAGCCATCCGCGCCAGAAACGACGCCCGGCGCGGATTGTCACCAGACTTTACTGGGGCTTTGAGATTGGCACCCTCTTTGCGCTTGAAATACTTGCGGCCTGCCTGGTTAAGCCCGCCGCTCGGATTCTGATAGCGCTTGGCAACCATATCGCCACCTATCGACCAATACGGATTACAGCCGTGCCGCTTGTATAGTCGCCAGTTTTAATCCCCGCGCGGTAAACGACGACAGGCTCAGGATCGTGGCCATAGGTCTCGATAGGGGCCGTGAATGTATCCACGTCGCGCCACGTAATGCCCTGGTCAAAAGACCGCTGAACGGTGACAGTCCCAGAGAAGGTGCCCGAGATCGAGAAGTTAAATTCGCCCTGGGTATAAAGCCCATCCGAAAACGTATTTTGCGCAGAAATGCTGGCTTCGACGAGGCCGATATCCTTATCAAGAATTGCCATTTAGTTGCTCCTTTTTGGTTTGGGCTTCTCGCCTTTTTCGATACGGCGCATTGTCCCGAATACATAGGCTTGCTTTCGCTCACCCTTTAGTCCGAGCCGCTCGGCGCTTAGGAGCAGCTTTTTGTGCAGTTTTTTTGGCATCGGAAGCCCCTTTCTTCGGCTTGGCGTCAGCCGCCGGGGCCTCGATCGACTCCGCAGCGGGCACCTCAGTAAGGATCTTGCGGAAGATTCGCGGATCTTTTTTCGTGTTAGTCATAAGAATCAATCCATCTTGACGCCGAACGTGTCACCCTGCGAGCCCAGGCGCGTGTTCATGCCAAGGCGCCCAGGGGCCATCAGCAGGCGCAGACCGCCCGTGCGGCGCGCTCGGTTGCGAGCGGCAATCTGGGCGGCCTCTTCGCGCGTTTGAGCCTCTGCCCGCGCCTCTGCACGCTGCTGCGTCTCGGTAACGGCCGATGGCGTTGCTGGTGTCTTGCTTGCCTTGCTCAAAGACTTCGCTATAGCACCGCCAGCGGCCACGCCAGCTGCGGCGGGAGCGAACCAAGCGGGGAGTGCTGCTAATGCTGCCATTATCTGATCCTCGTCATCATGTAGTAATCATCACCCTCAGGCCCAAACTGGCGCATGAGGCTCTCTTGCTCAAAATACACTGAACGCGCAAATTTGTAAGCTGTGTAATTCGACTTTCGGACGGCTATCTGAAGGCGTCTAACCCCGTATTCCTGCTCTATCTGCGCAAATATATGCCTTCCGCCCTTCACTAGCGCTATCGCATGTTCCTCGATGCCAATGCCTGGCAACATCCAGACCTCGGCCACGCCAGGCCACATTGGCCGAACGCCGAACAGGCACACGGGTTTGCCCTTGCCGACCAGCGTCCAGCTCAGATCCGGGATCGCCATGTCGATAATGTAACGGTGATACTCCGGAATGATCTCGAGATATCGCAGCTCATCCCCTTTCAGCTCCATGCGCAGCAGGTGTTCCGGCCGAAACGGCACCAGGTTCTGCGTCGGGCCGAGAAAACTCCTGCCGAAATTCATCAGAAGATCTCGAAATCTGTGTTGGCGGTGTAGGTTCCGCCTTGGCTGGTGTAGGATCCGCGCCGCAATCGCCGCTGCTCGCCCCCGCCAAGCATCAGATACCCGAACGCATCCCCGCAGTGCGAGTGTTCGTTCTTCACCGGGCTGTCTTTGAACCGCTCCTGCCCAGCGCCCAGGCTTTGACGCTTGAAGAAATAGCCTCCGCTAAGAGATTTACGCAGCCGCAGACACTTTTTGTCCACCATCAGGCCCGGCTTGCCCGAGATCAGGCGCGACATTGGTGCCGCTCCAGCCTCTCGACGCACCTGGAAGGCGTTACTATCGGTCGGTTGCGCTTTAAAACCCAGCGATCGAAGGTGATCGAAGGCCGTAACCTCATAGATCTCGTCGCGCTTGTTGCCCGCAGGGTCGCCCCAGATCAGGATATCGTGCTTAGAATACTTCTCCGCGATCTTCGAGATCATTTCCTGTCCAAAGCGCTCGAGCCCCATGTCGAATGTCACCAGCTCATCGCAGATCCGCCAGGCGCCACCCGCCGTGCGCTGCCCAAATATCGCCGCGGGCGTCAAACCAAAGTCCACGCCGATCTGAATCGGATAATACGGATCCACATCGACCGTCCCGCTCATCAGCTCATCGTCATACTCGGGCCAGACAGGGCGGCCTTCTTGGACAAACGTATACATGCCCTGGGCATAACACCGGATCCAGTCCGCGTTCTTGCCGCCGAGCAGCTGCTGATAGTATCCAGGCGGCAGATTGTTGCGGTTCTCCGCCTTCGGGTTCACCCGCCACCATTTTCCCCCAGAAAATATAAATCCCTGGCTCTCAGGGTTTTCTTTCGGCACCTC